GTTGGAAGTTGGCAGTTGGCAAAAGTTGCCAACTGAGCTAAGCCCTTGTTTTCATTCACTTTCCACCCCTTCGGAAGTTGGAGAAAACTCTCCTCTCCCTACGGGAGAGGGACCTTCGGTTCCCTCTACCCTGGTTCGAAGGGTTGCTGCCGATGATGTCCTGGTGCCGGAACGGTGTCAGGTCATGCTGGCGATCGATCTGGGTACGACAACCGGCTGGGCCCTTCGAGCCCTGGACGGTCAGATCGCGCACGGCTTCGTGAGTTTCAGGCCACAGCGTTTCGAAGGTGGAGGCATGCGCTACCTCCGGTTCAAGGGCTGGCTCACGGAGATCAAGGCCCTGGCTATTGAGATCCATGCCGTGTACTTCGAGGAGGTGCGCCGTCACGCTGGTGTCGATGCCGCCCACGTGTATGGCGGCCTGATGGCCACGCTCACCACCTGGTGCGAGCACCACAAGATCCCGTACCAGGGTGTGCCGGTGGGCACGATCAAGAAGCACGCAACCGGCAAAGGCAATGCCAGCAAGGACGAAGTGATGGCTGCCATGCGTGCCTTCGGGCACACGGTCACCGATGACAACGAAGCTGACGCCCTGGCGATTCTGCACTGGGCAATTGACACGCAGGAGGTGTGACATGAAGATCCCCGCCCACAACTACCAATGTCCCCTGGGTCGCCTGCAGCCCAGGGTCACTGACCTTGACGCCATCAAGGAGCAAGGTTGGCGTGACCAGCACATCCTCGTTGTCAACGCTGAGGACACGCGTCTGGATTTCTGTGAACGTCAACTGGTGCGACGCATCGGTGAGCGTCTGTATGGCAAGGCAGGGCAGCATCGTGGATAGAACCAAATGCTTCGATACGCCTGTCAAACGCCCCGGCGTAGCCTGGACCCTTGACGATGTCTCAGCGCGCTTCTATGAGGCTGCAATCACTGCGCGGCGCCTGCCACCTGTTCGAGTCCAAGGTTACTTCAACTGCTGGCCTGCCTTTGCGCGCAGCGAGTGGGAGGCGTACTCGGCTGATGAGCCTGTGCGTCTGTCCTTCCCGCCCACGCCTGAGGAGGTTGAGCGCATGCTTGAGACGATGCAATGGGTGCTCTGGCTCGAGGTAGAGCAGCGCCATCTGGTCTGGATGCGGGCCAAGCGATATGGGTGGAGGGAGATCGGCATTCGCTTTGCCTGCTGTACCAAGACGGCGCAGCGGCACTGGCAAGCAGCGTTGGATCATGTCGTCGATCAACTCAACGCGGGACCACTTGCGAAGTGAATGTCAGTGATGTTGTTAGGAATATTTAGCAAAATTGACAATGATTTCGGAATGTTGAAAACAGATGCGAAGAGATGCAGGTTTTGCTCACTTTTAGGGTGTCGCATTTCACTCTGATTTCAACTACATTCACGGCTATGGTTGCGAAAGCTTCGTGACCTGAGATGCCCTCTCGGGATTCGATGGGTCCTTCCTCGCCATTTCGCAATGCGGGGGGAGCGAGCGCGAGAGTCCTCTACCGACAGGGTGCGAAATGAGGGTTGCACCGGGTTGCAGGGTCGCAGGTTTGCAGCGCGACGCACGCGCCTGGTGGCGAATTGCTTGGATGGAATTCTGCGTGAGAAATGAGGGTTTTCCCCTCTGAAAGCAGCGTCCAGGCGCGGTTTTCAAGCCACGTTGATCTGATGACATTGCGGACCGCAGTGGTGCAAACCTGGGGTGCAACCCTAGGTGCAAACCTCAAGTGCAAACCCAGTAGGGTTGCACTGCAAACCAGTTCGAGTAAGACACGCACAGGTTTGCACCCCTGACACCATGGTTCTCGTTTCCTGACATTTTGCTGAGCCCGCCCACAGTCTGACTGTTGGCGACCTTCTTGATTAACTCCAGCGCTTAAGCCAGCGCACCTCCGCGGTCCGTCACAGGTCTTCAAACACCTGTGCGGGCCGCATCTTTTTGTGAAACCAATCTTGGACGCTCATGGACGCAACTGCCACATTGACTCTTGAAAACTGGCCAACCGATCGACTGATCGACTACGCACGCAATCCCCGTAAGAACGATCACGTGGTGGATCGGATGGCGTCCGCCATCGTGGAGTTCGGCTTTCGCATTCCGGTCGTTGCGCGCAGCAGCGGGGAAGTTGTCGATGGCCATCTTCGATTAAAGGCCGCGCGCAAGCTTGGTCTGCAAACGGTTCCGGTCGTCTTGGCAGATGAACTGTCGGACGCACAAATCAAGGCGTTTCGCTTGCTCGCCAATCGCTCAGTCACCTGGGCTGATTGGGACGAAGAATTGTTGGCCCTCGAACTCGCGGACCTGACCGAGGCCGGATTCGATCTTGCGCTGACCGGCTTTGATGATGTTGAACTCGATGCCATGTTCGGCCCCGACTCAGCTGACGCAGAAGGTGACGAAGCGGAAAACTCTGATGCCGATGCCGCTGCCGATGATGTGCCAGAGGCGCCGACCATCGCAGTCTCAAGACCCGGCGATGTCTGGGTGCTGGGTCAGCACCGTTTGATTTGTGGCGACGCCGCGAACCCGGCCGTGATCGCCAGCCTGATGCAAGGCGAGCAGGCCGCGCTGTGCTTTACCTCCCCGCCCTATGGCAACCAACGCGACTACACCAGCGGCGGCATCACCGATTGGGATGGCTTGATGCAAAGCGTCTTTGCGCAAATGCCGATGGCACAGGATGCGCAAGTTCTGGTCAACCTCGGTTTGATCCACCGCGGCAACGAAGTTGTGCCGTATTGGGATGGGTGGATTTACTGGATGCGCATGCAAGAATGGCGGCGCTTTGCCTGGTACGTCTGGGACCAGGGTCCCGGCATGCCCGGTGACTGGGCGGGACGGCTGGCACCGAGCTTTGAATTTGTTTTTCACTTCAATCGCCAGAGCCGCACGCCCAACAAGATCATTCCCTGCAAGCATGCGGGTGAGGAATCCCACTTGCGTGCTGACGGATCGTCCACTGCCATGCGCAGCAAGGAAGGCGAGGTCGGCGGTTGGGCGCACAAAGGGCAGCCCACGCAGGACAACAAGGTTCCTGATTCAGTGATTCGCATCATGCGGCACAAAGGCAAGATCGGACAGAACATTGATCACCCCGCAGTCTTTCCGGTGGCCCTGCCAGAGTTTGTCATCGAGGCCTACTCCGACACCGGCGCCATTGTGTTCGAGCCCTTCGGCGGCAGTGGCAGCACCATGCTTGCAGCCCAGCGTACGGGTCGCCGCTGTCGATCGGTCGAGATCGCGCCGGAGTATGCCGATGTGGCGATCAAACGATTTCAGCAGAACTTTGCCGATGTGCCGGTGACGCTGGCAGCGACCGGCCAGAGTTTCGAGGCAGTCGCTGCAGTGCGACTTGCACCAGCAACGCAGTCCAGTCAATCCGAAGAGGTAAATCCATGACCGTATCCTGGCTGGCCAACAAAATTGAGCAATGGCCGACGACCAAGCTGCTGCCATATTCACGCAATGCCCGCACCCACTCGGCTGAGCAGATTGCCCAGATCGCGGCTTCGATTGTCGAATTTGGATTCTCAAACCCAATTCTGGCCGGCAGCGACGGCGTCATTGTGGCCGGACACGGAAGGTGGGCTGCCGCGCAAAAACTTGGACTCGAATTGGTTCCGGTAGTGGTCTTGGATCACCTGAGCCCCACCCAGCGCCGGGCCCTGGTTATCGCGGACAACAGAATTGCAGAAAACGCCGGCTGGGACGATGCGATGCTGCGTGTGGAACTCGATTCCCTGCGCGATGATGACTTCGATTTGTCGCTGACCAGCTTTGATACCGACGCGCTCGCCGATTTGTTCGAGGGCGAAGAAGGTGGCGACACTGGCCAAACCGGTGACGACGAGGTACCCGAGTCGCAGGAGGCTGTGATCTCGCGCCCTGGCGACGTGTGGTTGCTTGATGGCCACCGTGTGCTGTGTGGCGACGCCACCGATGCCCAGAGCTACGAGCAATTGCTGCAGGGGAAAAAAGTGGACATGACGGTCACTGACCCACCCTACAACGTCAACTATGCCAATAGCGCCAAGGACAAGATGCGCGGCAAGGACCGCGCGATCCTAAATGACAACCTGGGCGACGGCTTTTATGATTTCTTGTTGGCTGCACTGACGCCCATCATGGCCAACTGCACGGGTGCCGTTTACGTGGCCATGTCATCGAGCGAGCTTGATGTACTGCAAGCAGCGTTCCGTGAGGCCGGCGGCAAATGGTCAACCTTCATCATCTGGGCTAAGAACACCTTCACCATGGGCCGCTCGGATTACCAGCGCCAGTACGAGCCCATCCTCTACGGCTGGTCAGAGGGCGGCAAGCACCACTGGTGCGGTGACCGCGATCAGAGTGATGTCTGGCAGATCAAGAAGCCACACAAGAACGATTTGCATCCTTGCTTATGCCCGGGTTCGGAAGTTTTGACTGATAAAGGCTGGCGAGTCATTGAATCGTTGGTCGCTGGAAATCATGTGCTGGCGGCAGACGGTGAATTTCGCCCCGTCAAATTGGTGTCCTCGCACTTTATTGAAAAACCTGTTTTTAGGATTGCTGTTTCAGACGTTGAGATTGCAGTCGACGCCACCGGTAACCACCCATTTCTCGTTAAACGAGACGGCCAACTGGCATGGATTGAAGCGTCTCAAATCGTTGTTGGCGATGAGATCGCCTCGGCTGTACTGGAGGATTCAATATGCAGACCCCAAAAGGTTACATCAGAAACTGGTACGGAAATCGGCAGCGAATGGAACACGATGTCGTATGGGAGAGAAACTTCGGCGCCATCCCTGACGGACACTGTATCCATCACATCGACCACGATAAGAAAAACAATCACGTTTCAAACCTCCAACTTGTCTCCCACATTGAGCACAAGCGGATTCACTCCGGTTG